CCATCATGTAATTGATGAAATCATCAAAGCAAGAAAGAAATTTAAATTTGTATGGAAAGGTTGCTATCCATTAGCAGTAAAACCATTCATTGATAATGGTGAAATGGAATATGTTGGATGGTCTTCTTTACCAGATTATCCTCAAGATCTATGGAATACAAATTGTAATGCAACATTTGCTCCATTGACAGATAATAACTTTAATTATTCTAAAAGTAACATAAAAATGATAGAAGCTGGTGCATTAGGATTACCAGGAACATATCAAGATATGTGTACATATGAATTATCAGAAAATAGGTTTAAAAATGGTAAAGATTTAATTCAACAATTAGAATATTTAACATCCGATGTTGATAGATACATGAAACAATCACAGAAAGCTAGAAGTTTTGCAGAAACAATGTGGTTGGAAGATCATATTTCTAACTATGAAGGGTTATATAACACCGCATGGGGTTCTAAAGAAAGAAACGAAAAATATCCTGAACTTATAAAGCTTAATCCAGACCAAAAGGCTTGATTTTACTATAAAATCCTGATACAGTTTCAGGACAAATCATGGCTTACCGAAATATATCATATGATAACAACAATTGTTGTGTACATTTATGGACTTGGGATGAAAATGGAGAAAGAATTAAAGTAGAAACGTCATACGAGCCTTCATTGTATGTAGAAAGCGCATCACATTCTGATGCGCTTTCTATTTTTAATACAAGTCTTAAAAAACTAAAATTCAAGAACAATTACTATAGAAATAAATTTGTAAATGAAACGCCGATTAAAAGAATCTTTCAAAACCTTTCTGTAGAGCAAGATTTTCTTATAAACACATATAAAGGAGGAATAGATAATGACAGTTTGGATGATAAACCTCTTAAAATATTTTATTGGGACATAGAAACATATAGTCCAGAGTCATTTCCTGAACCGGCAGAGGCAAGGGATTCTATCAATCTCATAACTATTTATGATACATTGTCCAAAAAATATTACAGTTGGGGATTGAAACCATATAAATCAAATAATCTCGACGAAGTTTATGTTCATTGTAAGAACGAATATTATTTAATTGATAAATTTTTAGATTTTTGGGAAAAAGATCCACCTGATATTATGGTTGGATGGAACAGTGAAAGCTTCGATGTTCCTTATCTTATAAACAGAATAAAAAACTTAAAGGGTGAAGAAGAATATATGAGATTATCACCTATTAAAAATGTTTATAAACGTGAAGGTGTTGTTATAAACAAATATAACAAGCCAATAGACAAGTGGTACATCAACGGAGTTTCCAATCTAGACTACATGATCATCTACAAAGCATTTTCTAGAGGTGATTCCGAATCATATTCATTAAACTTCATCGCAGAAAAGGAATTGAAGGAAGGAAAAATAGATTTTGGTAGTGGAAATCTCGCGGAATTATCAAATAATGATTGGGATAAATTTGTAGAATATAATATTCAAGACGTAAAACTTTTAGTAAAGCTTGAAGGTGTTTTGAAGTATATAAAACTTGTTAGAAACCTTTCTTACAAGGGGTTTATTCCTTTCGAGAAAGCCACTGGAAAGGTTTCTATGATTACAGGCTCGGTTGCACATGAATCTTTGCTTCAAGGAAAGATGATTCCTACCTTTAAAACAGAAAATGATAAAGTAGATTATCAAGGAGGATATGTTCATGAACCAGAAAGAGGGATCCATAATGCGATAGTTAGTTATGATGCTAACAGTCTATATCCTAATACTATTGTTTCTCTTAATATTTCACCAGAAACTAAGATTGGTAAAGTAATAAATAAAGAAAATGATGAATATGTTATATACCTTGTTAGTGGTAAAACAATTTCTTTAACAAAAGAGAAGTTTTTAAAACTTTTAGAAAAGGAAAAGATGTGTATATCAGATTATGATGTTATGTATACACAAAAAGTAAAGGGGATTATACCTAGTTTTATTGACAAATTATACAAAGAACGAGTTGATGCTAAAAAGGAAATGAACAAGTATCAAAAACAACTCAATAAAGAGACTGATGATTTAATTAAGAAAAAAATAGAACAAAAAATTCAAGATTTAGACACTGAACAAAATGTTTATAAGCTTATTTTAAATTCTATTTATGGTGTATTTGGTCAGAAATATTCTCCTTTGTTTGATATTGATCATTCCGCTAGTGTAACATTAACTGGTCAATCAGTTATTAAGAAAGCATCAGACATTGTTTATGATTATGCTTTAAATAAAGGTTTGAATTGTAGAAAGGAAGAAATCTTTATATATGGAGATACTGATTCAAATTATATATCAATAAATGGTTTATTAAAACATTTTAATATAGATTTTCTGGATAAAAATAAAAATATAACAAAAGAAGCATTCGATATTATTGATGAAATAGATAATAAAATTAATTCAGATATTATAGAATGGTCTAAAAAGGTTCATAATTCATTAGATCCTAGATTTGTTTTTAAAAGGGAAACAATATGTGATAAAGCAGTTTTTTTGGAAAAGAAAATGTACATTTTACATATTATAGATAAAGAAGGTCATAAACCAAAAGAACCATTTTTGTACAAGGGGATCGAGTTGGCTAGATCATCAATGTCGAATGAAGTTAAAACATTAATTAAAAATATTGTAGAATCTGTGGTTCTTTCTGAGAATAAAACAGATTCTGATTCTGTTTTTATTGATTCTTATAAAAAATATAAAGAAATGGATGTTGTATGTATTTCAAAAAGACAAAAGGTTTCTGATATTAACAAATATCAAGCAAAGTCTGATGGTTTCAATACAGTCAAAGGATGTCCTATTCATGTAAAAGCATCAATTTATTTCAATAATCTCTTAAAAGAATATGGTATAGAAAATATATATGAAAAAATAACAAACGGAAGTAAAGTTAAGATGTTTTACGTAGATAAAAACAAATATAATTTAAGTGTTATTTCTTTTTTAGACAATTATCCAGATGTTTTATTAAAAGATATTAAACCCGACTATGAAAAAATGTTTAAAAAAATAGTATACCCTCCAATAGAAAGACTTTATAAATGCATTGGATGGAACCCTCCTTCATTAACATGCAATTACACAACAGATTTGAAAAAATTATTTTCAGATGAGGATTGATTTATTTGAAAACTATAGTAAAATATAAAACCTAACATGAGTGATACACAAACAACAAAAATAACAGCCTTCCTAGACAACGTAGGAAGAACAATCGTAGGTCAGGTAGCATCAGAAGACGACAATACTCTCAATATTGTAAATCCGGTGGTTCTATCAACAGTGCCTACACCAGATAACAGAATGTCTATTCAGCTTTTTCCATTAGTTTTTAGAGAATTTTTGGGAGATAAAGAAGCAGATGTAACTTTTAGATTCAAGAAGAGTTCTATTACAGATACCGATATCTGTGCATTAGATTACAGACTACAAGCACAGTATAATCAAATCTTTAATAAGAGCAATATTTTTGTTCCTAATCAAGAACAACCACAAAATACAACCGATGGAAATTCTCCAAATGTTGTTAAGTTGTTTGAAGAGTAAAAATAAAAACACAAAAAGACCCAAGGTTAATTCCTTGGGTCTTTTTTTTGTTGATTTTTATTTTAAAATATATATAATAAAACTTCGATATGGCTAAAACAAAAAAAGAAATAAACAACGATAATATTGACGAAGGTGTGATTGATGATGCATTCAAGGTTCTAGATGAACTGAATCCAGATGCTTCGTTTTTGAACGAAAACGCTTTGTCTACTGTTAAGGAATGGATTGATACTGGATGTATGGCCCTTAATGCCATTATATCCGGTTCTCTTTATGGAGGAATCCCAATGGGAAGAATTACTGGATTTGCTGGTCCACAAGCATGTGGAAAAACATTAATGGTTAATAAAATAATGTCAACTGCACAAAAGAAAGGTATGCATGTTGTTTATTTTGACACAGAGGGAGCATTAGATCCAGACACGGCAATAAATTTAGGTTGTGATCCTAAGAAAATTAAGCACTGTCCTATTGAGATTATTGAAGATTGTAGAAATCAAATAGTAAAATTTTTAAAAACTGTAATTGAAAAAAATCTTCAAGGAAAAGTGATGATAGCAATAGATTCATTAGGTAATTTGATTTCAGCAAGAGAAGCTAAAATAATTGAAGATGGAAAGGATTCAGCAGATATGGGCGCAAGGGCGGTTGCATTAAAGTCCATGTTGAGAGCAGTGACACATGCTGCATCTAAAGCAAATTGTCCGGTTGTTTTTACTAATCATATCTATGACAATCCAGGGGCATTGTATCCAACTCTTATTAAGAGTCAATCAGGAGGTTCTGGACCTTTATACATGTCATCAGTTCTTGTTCAAATGTCAACAAAACAAGAAAGAGTTGGTAAGTCTGACAATAAAAACGCATCAGATATCGTAACTCCTCTTTCTAAGGACGTTAATGGTTTAACCATGAGAGCATTAACAACTAAAAATAGATTTATTCCTCCATTTTTAGAGTGTGAAATGTATTTAAATTTTAAGAGTGGTTTATCAAAATATTCCGGTCTTTTAGAGATGGCAGAAGGATATGGTGTTATTGTTAAACAAGGACACAGATATGCTGTACTTGGTTTTTATAAAGATTGGAAAGATGACGATTCTGTTTGGAACGAAAAAATCTTACCACTTTTAGAAGTAAAATTAAAAGAACAACTAACTTTTAATAATGAATCTATTAAAATTAATATTCAAAAGAAACAAGACCCTGTTCTGTTGGAAGAATAGGACAGAAAAAGCCGCTAGGTTAAACCTAGCGGCTTTTTTATTGACATTTACAGGAAATAAACATAATATTGTTTTATGGGTGCAGAAATAGATTTTGATTATAGTCTTTTTGAAAAAATTATTGTTTACAATTGTTTAACAAACCCAACATACTTTGAGACTATATATGATCACATAAATGTTTCTTATTTTTCGGATAAACAACACAAGATTGTTGTAGAAATTTTGTGTCAGTATTATACAAACAATAAAACAATTCCGAATTTAACGGAATTAAAAGTATATTTTTCTAGTCCAGAACAAAGACAAGCATTAAAAGATGTTTTTACAAATTCTAAAGAAATCGATAAAACATATGATAAAGATTTCTTAATAAGAAATACTGAAAAGTTTTTTAAAGAGAAAGCAGTATACAATACTGTTCTTAAGACATCTTTAAATATTCAAGGTGGAGATATTAATACATCTGAAATTTTAAAATCTTTCGAGAAGGCATGTTCCATATCTTTAATAGATAATAATGGTTTTGATTATCTGGAAAAGATAGATGAACATTGTATAGAATTACAAAAAACATTTAAATATATTCCTTCCGGATGGACATGGTTAGATGAAAGAATTGGTGGTGGGTTTTTAGCTACGGGAAGAGCATTGTATGTATTTTATGGTGTAACAAACGTAGGAAAATCTATATTTTTAGGAAATATAGCAACAAATATTCTAAATCAAAATAAAACTGTTGTTTTGATTTCGATGGAAATGTCTGAACAAGTTTATGCTAAAAGAATAAGTGCTCAATTATCACAAATTGCAATGGATGACCTTTCTTCTGAAATAAATCTATTAAAAACTAAATTAAATTCATATAAAGTTAAACATAAAAATTCTAAATTAATTATTAAAGAATTTGCTCCTAAATCAGCAACGGTTCTTCATTTAAAAACATATATACAAAAACTAGTTAGTACCGGAGTAAAACCAGACGCTATTATTCTTGATTATTTAAATCTAATTGCACCATCAGAACGAGGAATGTCATCTTATGATTCTGTAAAAGAGATAACAGAGATGGTTAGAGCATTGTCTTATCATTTTGAATGTCCTGTTATCACTGCAACACAAACAAATAGATCGGCCTATAACGAAGTAAATCCAGGTCTAGAAACAACGAGTGAGTCTATGGGTCTATCACATACAGCAGATGCTCAATTTTCTATATGGACAGAAAAAGAAGACGTTGAATTAGGTATTATTCATCTAGGAATAACTAAGAACAGGTTCGGTCCTAGAGATTGTCATTCTATATTAGAAATAGATTATCCAACATTAACATTAAGAAATCCAGATGAGGTTTCTAGAACATTTCAATCTGAAACAATTCCAAATAAAAAAACACCAAAACAACAGAATAGTAATATAAATGATACTATAAGCCTGTTGGAATCTTTAGGGGAAGATGTTGATTAATACTATATTAAATGTAAATAATCACATGTCTAATAAATTATATAAAGTTTTTACTC